CATACTTACACTGTTGACAAAGGTGAGAACTTTGATTTTAAAAAAGTTACAACAAATTTTTTTGATGAAACTGATATTAAAATAACTGTGACAGGTAATGATGGTCAAACAGGAACTTTTAAATTAGTCATAGATTATAGCACTTGTTAAATGAGTTACGAAGATTTATCTAATTCTGTAAAACTAAGTGAAGGTTTTAGAAATAAAATTTATCAAGATACCGAAGGATTCGATACCATCGGGTGGGGTCACAAAGTTGTCTCCGCAGATAATTTCGTTGCTGGTAAAGAATACACTGAAGAAGAATTACAAGAGGTATTTGATAAAGATTTAAGTAAAGCAATTAGTCAGGCTAAACAACTGATGATTGAAAATGGTATTGATGATCTACCAGAAAAAGCTCAACACGTCTTATCGGAGATGTGCTTTCAACTTGGAAAATCAGGTGTGTCCAAGTTTCGTATGATGTGGAAAAGCCTGCAAGAAGATAATTTTATTGGTGCAAGTTACGAGATGCTAGACTCGAGATGGAATAAACAAACTCCAAATCGTTGCAAAAAATTATCTGAAGTTATGAAATCATGCGGTTAGAAAATTTTTTTACAGCATATAAAAAAGATTTAATTACTAGACAAAAGCAAGTAGAAGAGTCTATACTAAACGGACTAGCTAAGGATTGGTCAGATTACAGATATCTGACTGGTAAATTAGCTGCACTTAAACAAGAAGAACAGGAACTCACGGACCTGCTTAGAAAAACGGAGCTAGAAGATGACTAAACCAAAACTTATTGTACCAAAACATGTTTGGGATGGTGCGGAAGCAGAGAAGAAAAAAGACGAATTAGAAAAAATACCACAACCATCTGGTTGGAGAATGGTATTATTCCCACTTAAATTAAAAGAAAAAACAAAAAGCGGATTGTATCTTACAGACGATACTATTGCTGAATCACAAGTAACAACAAATATTTGTAAGGTTCTTAAAATGGGCCCTGAATGTTACAGAGACAAAGATAAGTTTCCTAGTGGTCCTTGGTGTAAAGAGAATGACTGGGTTTTAATTACTAGATATGCTGGATCTAGAATTAGAATAGAGGGTGGTGAATTACGTATAATCAACGATGACGAAATCCTGGCTGTTGTCGATGATCCAAGAGATATACTGCCAGCTAACATTTTATAAACATGGAGAAGTCTATGCAACAAGTGCAATCAGAACAAGATAAAATGGTTCCTATCGATACATCGGGAGATCCAGTTGAGATAGAACTAAAAGATGAAAATGAAAAAGAGGATGCTGTTGAAGTTCAACAAGAAGAAGTTCAAGAGCCAGTTAAACAAGAACCTCAACCAATAGAACAAGAAGCAGAAAAAGTTTCACGTGAAACAGAGGAACCAGAAGTTCCTGTAGATCCATATGAAACAGGAGATCTTGATAACTACAGTAAAGGTGTAAAGAAAAGAATTAACAATCTCGTAGGAAGAATGCGAGAAATGGAAAGACTTTACGAAGCTGAGAAAAAAGAAAATGAAGATCTTAAGAAAAAATACAGTAGTGTAGGTAAAGGTTATGTATCTGAATTTGAGGGTAGAGTTACATCTGCTGTAGATGCAGCTAAATCTAAACTTAAAAAAGCAATTGAAGATAATGATACAGAAGCTCAAGTAGCTGCACAAGAACAGTTAGCTCAAGCAAAAGCTGATACTGTTAGATTATCTAATCTAAAAGCATCTCAAAAAAGAGATGAAGAAAATCTTAAAGCTATTCAAGCTCAACAAGCTGCTCAGCCACAAGCTCAACAGCCCGCTGTTGATTACCGAGCGGAAGCTTGGGCATCAGAAAATAGTTGGTTTGGTCAGGATAGAGCTATGACAGCAACTGCGATGTCCTATCATGATCAATTGATGCAAGAAGGATTTGACCCAACGAGTGATGAATACTATAATGAAATTAATTCTTATATAAGAAATGAGTTTCCTCAGAAGTTTAATAATGCTAAAGAGGAGAAACAACCCGAAACGAAACAGCCCGTTCAGACTGTTGCGTCGGCCGTACGAAAGAATAAATCTGGACGCCGAGTCGTGAAGCTCACACCTTCACAAGTTGCGATAGCTAAAAGACTCAATGTGCCATTAGAAGAATACGCAAAACACGTGAAGGAGGCGTAATATGACTACAGATAAAATAAACAAAACCTCACGCAAGCTCGAAACCCGAGAAAAAACGGCTCGACCTAAAGGATGGGTACCCCCATCTAACTTAGATGCGCCTGAACCACCAGATGGTTTTCACCATAGGTGGGTTAGAAGTGAGTTTCGTGGTCAATCAGACGAGAAAAACGTCATGGGTAGACTGCGCAGTGGATATGAATTGGTTATGGCTAGTGAGTATCCAGATAGACTTGACTTACCACACGTTAGTGAAGGTAAGTATAAAGGCGTTATAGGTGTCGGTGGTTTACTACTGATGAGATGTCCTGACGAAGTTAAAGAAAGTAGAGATGCTTACTTTAAAGGTAAAGGTCAAGATCAAACTCAATCGGTTGAAAACGATCTACATAAGGAAGAGCACCCATCTATGCCAATCCATCAGGAAAGGCAGAGTAGAGTAACATTTGGGGGCAAGAAGTCTAATGGTTAGAATATTGTCTCTAGATAAGTAAAAGGAGACTAACTATGGCTAATATTGATCAGCCTTTCGGTTTACGTCCAATTGCTAAAGTAGGTTCTGTACCAGGCGGTACAACAGGAAATACCAAATACTCTATAGGTGATAACCAAAGTACTGCGATCTTCACTGGCGACCCCGTTAAATATAAAAACGACGGAACAGTTGAGGTAGCAGGCGCAGGCGATCCTATACTTGGAGTATTCATGGGTTGTTTCTACACAGATCCAACTACAAAGAAGCCGACGTTCCGAGATCATTTCCCAGCTTCGCTCTCACCCGGAGATGCGAAAGCATTTATTGCAGACGACCCTAACCAACTGTTTATTGTACAACAAGATTCAGTTGCGGCTAATGCGGTTGCTGCAGATTTAAACCTGAATGCGAATTTAACTCCTGGCACAGGAAGTACCACAACTGGTATGTCTGGTGCTGAGATAGATTCAAGTTCTAAAAACACAACTGCTACGTTACAGGTTAGACTAGTTGATTTTTATGAGACTCCGAGCAATGATGCTACTGCTAATAACAGTATCTTAGTTGTAAAGATTAATAATCATCAGTTAGGATCTCACACTGGAACAGCAGGCGTATAAGGAGGACTAGACTATGGCTATTAATAGAGCACAACTGGCCAAAGAACTGGAACCTGGCTTAAACGCCCTGTTCGGTATGGAATATTCTCGTTATGAGAATGAACATGCTGAGATCTTTGACCAAGAATCAAGCGATAGAGCATTTGAAGAAGAAGTTATGCTTATGGGCTTCGGCGAAGCTGCAGTAAAAGCAGAAGGAGCTGCTGTAGAATTTGATACAGCAAAAGAATCTTTCACTGCTAGATACACTCACGAAACTATTGCACTTGCATTTAGTTTAACTGAGGAAGCTGTCGAAGATAATTTGTATGACACTTTATCTGCTCGTTACACAAAATCACTAGCAAGATCTATGGCTTACACAAAGCAAGTCAAAGCAGCTAGTATTTTAAATAATGCATTTGCAACTGCAGGTGGAGACGGTGTTTCATTGGTAAACAATGCACACCCAACTACTTTAGGGGGTAACTTCTCTAACATTAGTGCAACAAATGCAGATTTAAATGAAACTTCATTAGAGCAAGCAATGATTGATATTGCAGCATTTATCGATGAAAGAGGACTAAAAATTGCGATGCAGGGAAGAAAATTAATTATCCCAGTAAACACGCAGTTTGTAGCTGATAGAGTATTAAATTCTACCCTCAGAGTTGGTACTGCTGACAATGACATCAATGCGATGAGAAACATGGGTATGTTACCAGAAGGGTATGTGGTAAATCACTACCTAACTGATACTGATGCTTTCTTCATCAAAACAGATGCTCCTAATGGATTCAAACACTTTGTGAGAGCACCACTTACTACTGG